ATATACAGTTTGCTTTTTTTCAACAATAACTGGTTCTTTATGCTTCAGATATTGATCTGGGCAAAAATGTCCACCATATTGTTTTACTGCTTTATGACAATTTTCTCTTGGAGTAACATACTCTAAATTAGAAATATTATTGTTAGTTGGATCATGATCAATGTGATTAATCACAACTGTCTCACGAATCCACTGCTTAACTGATTCTTGTAAAGTATCATAAACATCTACTATTCTTTCTGGTGGGAAATCATCTACAGACATGTGAGTGTTTGCCACAAGTTTATGAATTGACATAGTTCTCTGACAACACTTACCGTTCATTACACCTTCAA